AGAGGAGAAAGAACCCGCAGGGCCACCGGCGGCTCCCGGTTGCGCTAACCCGCTGCCATAAGTAACGCCTTGGCCACCGGTGCCTCCTGTTTCACTGAACGAAGCGCCGGTAACCGTACCACCCGTGCCACCTGACGCTGGCGCACCACTCGCAGAAAACGTACCGCCGTTACCACCATTAGCGACGATGCTTATACCCGTGCCTGTGATAGACGTCGGTGTACCATTCGCGCCGTTAGATGCGCTGCCGCCTACACCACCAGCGATACCGCCAGTACCGACTACGACAGCCAGTGCGGTGTTGGTGCCGATAGCGATAATTCCTTCGCCTGCGCCGCCGCCGCCGCCGCCACCACCACCTGCTGTCGAGCCGCTGACGCTGCCACCACCACCTGCACCAGGACCGACGATCTTATATTTAACCTGTAAAACGCCCGTGGGGATCGCGAATGATCCGTTGGTTATAAAATACTGGTTATAAATGTTCCCCACTGCGGCGCCTCCGTTGTACAGACCAAGCGGAAATACGAGGCCTGTCGTGGGGCGCGTAGTCAACGCCCCTGCGATAGGCACGACAGTTGCAGCGGTACCCGCGACAATAATTTCCCAAGTCTGTCCGTTGGTACAATCTATGGCCATATAAATGCCGTCGTTGACGTCATAAAAGTATGTCGACGTTCCCGCCCACACTTGGTCAACGAGGATGCCCCGATAAAGCAACGCAATATTGTCTCCCGGCACCGTACCGGGTATTTGTATAATTACACCAGTGGGAGACTTTAACTGGGTGAACAATCCACCGCCGTGCCAAGGTGTATTAGCTGATAACGGATAAAATCCGTAATACGGTAGCTGATTTTCTACTGAACCTACATTACACGCATTAGAGATAGAAGCTAACGCGTAACGGCCAGCGTCGGGCCAGTTAGCCACTGGGAATGCTCCACGTATCTGATTCTTCCACGATTAACCAAGAGCTGTTAGCCCCTATATAAACACGAAATATGGATGAGGCGTTGTACGCCGTATCTGTGAACGTTTGGCCTGTAAGTAACGAAGTACCGATGCCATTATGTAGAGGACTCCACAGATTAGGTATCCAAACACGATTTGGTATGGCTAACACACCTGAAGTAGTAGTTTTTGATCCGAAGCACTGCATACTTATTTTGTCGCGCAGGATACGGTTCAAATAACCACCCATAGCTACCGGATTATTGGGGAAAAGCCCCCAAACCGATTGTCCGAAACGACCCCCCGCCTGCGCATATGAGCTAAGCAATGTCCCATCTATAGTTCTATCAAACCAACCATCCATCAAATTTACATTAGAAATTGAGGTAAATATGTCGATCTGATTTGCTACGCCACCAATACCGGTACAAACAGTAGCGTAATTATCCCCCGAGTAAGTCGCGGGAGGATCACCGAAATGGGTTCCCTGCCAACCACTGGCCGTCGTTGAAGATTGGGTTAGCAGTCTTATATACCTATCACTTATTTGAATTTGGTAGGCGACGGCTGTTGCGCTCGCTGTTTGCGAAAGCTGAAGTCTTTGCGCAGTATCGGCAGCTAGAGCTACCGTAGGAAAAGGATTACCGAGTCCTGCCGATGTCGCCGCTGTTGCCGTCTCTGCGCCGCGCCAAAGACAAAAGTTTGCCGCTGTAACAACGGCGCTATCGTGTGTTACTAAAAGACAATTTCCGTTGCCCGCTGCCTGTTTGTAGACGCGGCTATTGGTGGTACTAAATAAAGTCGTCCAGCTCTTCTGTGCCATCGCCCAATCGAGCACCGCGCAGAGCGAACCGTTCTGGCCGGTCAGCGTCGGCGCGCCAGAGCTAGGCGTCCATGTGCCGGGCGAACCTGACGGCGTCGTCGGGCCGAAAAGGGTGAGCATTCCTAATGACATAAGCGCATCCTAAACCTGGGTGACGATATAATTGAGCGTCGCTGTGGTAGCGATAGCGCTGGCCGGTTCGAGTGAATATGCGATATTGACCGACGGTGTCGATTCGTTATTACATACCTCAACAGCCGGGAAATCGAGTGTAAGATTCGTCGTGGTCAGTATGGCTTCGAGCAACAGACCAGAAAACTGAGGGGGATACGACGTCACCAGTCGTGAAAAATCCGCCGCCTGATGCGCTGTCGTACTGTACAGCCGTAAGCGGCACGGCTGCGTCGCCGTAATATTGAACACTTTGATGCACCGCGCAATAGCTACTGTGCTCTGCAGCGCCAACCCGCTAGGGCTGACAATCGCCGTGGCCTGTCGAAATGCCCAGTTAAGTACGACTCCTGCGGGCAGCTCAGCGGATAACTGCGACGTGGCATCGCGGACAAGAGGAGTCGCTGTCGTCATACATTATGCATGGATGATCGAGCTGACTTTCTCCAGCACGAACTCCGTCGCGCTGATCGCCGCCTGACTGAGCACGCACACCAAATTCCCCGATGCTGATGGCGCCGTCGTCGTCACCGCGCCAGACGTCGTGCTCAGGTAGACCGGTGCGCCAATCGTCAGGCCCGAAACACCCGTCACGATTTGACCGGGGAAAAAGATCGTAGCAGTGGCGCCTGACGATACGGCAGCTGTGACGAACCCCGAAACGGGCTTCGATGTGTCCGTGGCGTTGGCGTTACGCGCGCTGGCGACGCCCGAACTCGACCAGATATTCACCATCGCACCGGCGGCGAGCGCTTCTGTCGCGGGGAGCGCAAGCGAGGCTTCGCCGATACCCGCGGGGAGCAGGGTGGAATCAATGACGCCCGCAGAGTTCAGTGCGGGGATATCACCGGCGTTCGTTGCGCCGGAGCCAATCTGGACGCCGACCTGTTCACCCGATAGATTCGTCGTACTGTCGCGCCGTAGAAAAGTCTTACCGGTCATCAGGGAGCCCTCAAAAGTGCGGTCTGAACGTTGAATTCGATGGTGGTGGTTGAAATGGCGCGACCCACTTCGAGAATAGCGCTAGTGTCATTGGGGACAGTCTGCGTGATACCGCCCCCTACTGTCGACAAATAAATACGTCCTGGCACCCAGCTCCAACCACTTTCGGTGACCGAGAACTGCGTCGCGACAATAATGGGCGTACCGACAGCGGCTGCCTGGGTCGTCACCGCCAGCTGCAGCACCATATCCTCGACCGCATTCGGATCGGCGGCGTGGGCTACACCGGCATCGATCGCCACCACCGTAGGCCAACCTAAATTCTCCCCGGCGGTCACGGTAAACGTCAAATCCCCCGGCGAGCCCGGTGGCCCCTGAATACCCGGGATATTGACCGCCGTGGGCGACTGTGTTTTTACGGGGACGGCGACTTTCTCCACCGTGCGCACCGTCACCTGCTGCGACGTCTGCGCGGTCAGCCCCACGCCACGTCGGACGGGGGTTGAGACGGCGCCGCGCGATACGTGCGTCACGGTGATCGGCTTATCGACGACGACAGTGATAATCTCACTCATGATGCGGGGCGTGTAACGGCAGGATAGATAACCATCGCGCCCTGAATCACACGTTCGGCATACACCGGCGACGCCGTGTTGAAAATCCGTAGGTCGTAGAACCACTGGGTCAGTTCGTTCGCCGTGGGCAGCGCCATCGTGGCCGCGGCCGTCACGGCGAACGTGATCGTACCGGCCGCGCCGTCGATCGCGATCTCACCGGTCTCAGTACCCCAGTCGATCAACGGTGGATCGGCGTCAGTGGGGTCGAAGCGCGCCATCATCTCCGCGCTGTACCCGGTCAGATCGACGATCGTGCCGTCTTCGTTGGTCAGCGCCAACGAATCGTCGAAGGTCTGGTTCTGCCAGATCGACAGGGTGAGATTGAGCGGTTGCTTCACTGGGGCATGCTCTTGACGAAATCGTCGAACGTGGCGTCGTAGCCCTGGTCCTTCATGTGGGCTTTGTACCGGTTGAAGAGGTGGCGCTGCTTACGCGCGATCGCGTCCGCTTTGCGTCGGCCGGCGCGGTTGAGCCGCTCGCCGCGGTCCGCCACCGGTGCCTGTTCGCGCTCTTTCATCGGTACGCCCTCGGTCTGGATCGAATGTGATCGGCTTGAGTGTGATGTCGCGCAGTCGTTCGAGCTCGTCGATGCACGCCTGCAAATACTGCAGCTCGTTGGCGATCATATCGTAGGAACCGGCAGCCAGCCACCGATTTCGAGGACGCGGAAATACTTCAGCGCATCGGTGTGGTGGTCGATGCACGCCTGCCAGTTCTCATCGTTCAAGGTGTCCGCCATCTCGCGTTCGCCCTGGGTGATACCGGGCGCTTCGTCAATGGGCGGCAGGCACGGGAGCATAGAGCTCTTGGGCGGCAGCGGCAGATGCACTGGCGCTGGCGGCAATCGCACTATGGCGGCTGGCGCGCACGCCACTAAACTCAGCAGGGACAAGCTGATCAGCGTAAGTCGGATCGTCATGAGTAGCCACCGTGACTTTGGTTTTATAGACGATCGCCGCTTTCGCCTCGACCGTTGCCTGGGTGCTGGCCGCTACCGTGATGGTATCGACCTGTTTCTGCGCTACCGCTGTCTGCTTCGCGGCCTGCGCGTCCGCTTTCTTGTCAGAAGCGTCGATCTTGGCCTGTATCTTCGGTACCGCCGCCACTTCGCCGGCATCGTAAGCGGTGTGATGGAAGTACCACACACCAAGAATCAGGGCGAAGACCAGGAGCGCGCCGACGATGAGCTTCGCTTCAAGCGTCATGTTTATCTCCTGTGACACCGAGGTCGTGAGTGGGCACCAAGGTCGCGAAATACTGCAGCGCGTAGATCGCATGCTGCAGCATCTTGGCTTCGTGCATGGGATTAATGATATCCGTGCGCAGGTGCAACGACGCGTGGCTCACTTCGTCGGCCAGGGCGAGCAAAAACTGCCGGCTCTGGCAATCCTCGGGCGTCACAACCGTGCCTTCGCCGCGGCGATCAGCTCGCGCACTTTCGCTTCGAACGCGTCCCATTTCTTCTCCGCATCGGCTTCGAAACGGTGGATTAGCGTGGTCACTTCGCCGTTCTGGGTGGTTACCGTCACAGCGATGCCCGGCGTGCTGGTTTCCGGGGCGGTCTCACCGGTGTCTTCGGTACTCATGATGTCGAACCTCCGTATTGGCGATGGTTGCGCCAGTAGACATACACCGCGAACCCGACGGATGCCGCCGCCAGAACGCAGGACAGGATGACGAAATATTGACTGGTGGAGGCGTTACCCATCAGCGCGCCGGAAATGGCGTTACTGATGTGCTGCGCCTGGTCCGCGCCCTGGATAATGGCGCCAGCCGTACCCGTGACGACGGTCGCAATGGTCGCCTGGCCCGATTTCGTCTGCGTCGGGCGTGTGGGGGGCGGTTCGGGCGTCGCACTGGAGCTGGGCACCTGGCGCAAATCACTGCGGGTCAGGACCGGCGCCACTGGATCGGCCACAATGACCTGGCTGGGCTTGATGGCGGCGTCGGGCGTCAGCCAGAGCGTCGTTTCCAGTGCGCGACGGTTCACCAGACCCTGTGACACCTCTTTTTGGTGTGTTACCGGGTTGGTGATCTCGTTCCACTGTGCCAGCTGACCCGGTACGGCCGCGTATTGGCTATTGGGCGGGTTCAATTTCTTCAGCAGTGTCGACTCTTTGAACGCCTCGACGCCGACATTGAACACGAAGCAAACCAGCGCCGCGAACTGGTTATCCGTGAGTGGTACCTGCACCAATTCCTGGATCGCCGCTTCGGTGGGGGCTAAATCGGCGTCGAAATAGCTCTGCGCCTGGGCTTCAGTGCACGTGTCCCCCGGTTGAACATCATGGGTATGGCCCCAACCGATGGTCCAGACACCGGCCGAATCCCTATAAGCAAGGAGTGCGGGCTTACCGTTGGAGCCGGCCAGCCCCTCCCAGACTTTGAGCTGGTTCTGGCCGTAGAGATCGAGTTTTCGTGCTTCGGTAGTCATCAGACTGTCGTCTCGTGAGCGTTTGGATTCCCCGTGCGCAGCTGTTCGGCCAGATTCAGCACGCGCATCCGTTCGTGCGGGTTAACTCCCACCAACCCCGGCCACGCGCTAAGCATCAAGTGCCGGTAGGCCGCATCGTAGTCCGATTTTCGCAGGGCGTCGAACATTTCCGTCATCTTGCGCAGCGGTTCGACGCCCATAAAAAGGGCTACATGCAGTAAAACGGCGCTGCGAACGGTCCCGATATGGTGCAAATTGATCAGCGTCGAGCGTAGTGCGTCGATCGTCGAACGAAGGTCCGTAAAGACCATGATTTCGACCTCGGCGCGGGTCAAACCAGCGGTCTTTTCCAGGAATTTCTCGTAATCTCGCAGCATCCGTGCGGCCTGTTCGGCAGGAAAATACACGACGGGGGGATATTTGACGATATCACGATGCGCTACCTGCATGATCTGCTCTTCGTCGTCAAAAACCTTTTGTGTTTCGGCGTCGTAAGTCAGTTTTTCTGGCATGGATGATTCCGCAGTTGGTCGATGTCTCGTTCCATTTTATCCATGGCACGGGTTTGTGCGGCTTCGTCCGTTGTTTGGGTTTTCTGTATGTCGATGACGTCGAAATAAGTGGCAATACCCTTACCGAGCAGGGCGATGGTTAGCGCTGCGATCCAGCCAATATGTACGCGCGGGTTCAAAAAATCCTGTCGGTCCATGGCTTTTTGGCTGGCAGCTTCGTTGCGGCAGCTTAGCATGCGTTTTCCAGGATGAAAGACCCCGGGGGTACCTCGAACGAAGTACGACGATCGAAGCTCAAAGTACGAAGAGCTTCGTACTAAGAGCTAGGAGCTAAAAATATAAGTGCTAGGTACCAGGCGCGAAGAACTAGGTGCCTCAAGTCGATTTCTACAGAAAAACGATCTTGTATCGGGGTGGGTCCCCCTACCCTTACCCAGCGTAGCGATGCCTATGCTGTTCGCTTTTGACTTTGAGCAATGTCAAAAGGAACTCCATATCCCCGGGGGGTAGGCATGCCTTCACTTCGTTCAGGCAGGACAGTTGTTCTGTGTTCAATGTCGAACGGTTACGGAGTTGATGATCATGATCATTGCTACTGCTGCTGTGTGTCTTGGTATGGATGCAATCACATTCACTGCAATGAACATTGCTAAACCATACGTTGCACGTATGACTGACAAAGTGAAGTTGGGTGTTGCATCACAGCACATCACTGATGCTGCAGTACGTCGTGTCAATGCACTACGTGTTGCTGCACGTGTGTATCGCGACACGGTGCAATCATGATCGGCATCATCGTGTTGATGGCGATCTGGCTGTGGATACTCAAGAGGATTCGCTCATGCTGAAGTCCGTCATGGCATCAGAGATCATTCGTCTTCGTAGCCACGTCAGTCAGTTGTTGTGTGATCGCCAACGCTTGATCGAAGAGTTGAACAACTTTCGACCTGAACCGACGGTCGACGACATACGTAAATCAATTACTCAACTACTGGAGAACGATCATGAAAAAGAATCTGCGTGAGTTCATCAACAACGTGCGTCCATCCAACATCGTGTGGCACATGGAAGATGGCGTCATCGGTACGTTCATGCTGCTGCGTAACATCGCGCGCGGTGTGCGTATCGAGTATCAAGCGCGTCAGCTGGCTGATGCTGAAGCACTCGCGCACAAGGTAGCACGTGCGCCGATCGATGAGCTGCGCGAGATCACCGAGCGCACGGATCAACTGATCGCCGCACGTCGTACCAAGTACAAGGTGCATGTTCCGGCGGACAAGGAGCAAACAAACAATCCGCAGACTACGTCTGCAGGAGGACTGCAGTCATGATCTTCATCGACGCGCTGATTTCATTCACTGCATTCTATCTGTTGCTGTCGCATCTGTCGGGTACGACGATGCGTCGGCTGGTCGGTTACAAAGGATGCGTCGATGTCGTGTTGCACGGCACCGTCATCTGCATGTTCATCGGAACATCGACTGACGGTCTGATGCAAGCAGAGGCCGCAGCGATACTGTTCAGTATCTATCTGCGTGGCTACGCCCACTTCGCCGGTTATGAGCGGCTGACCCGTAAGGGTTGGCAGCGTTACGCCGGGCGACTGACGAGGGCGACGTCATGATCTGGCTACTGACCAAGATGATGATCAGCGTGGTCATCATCTATTACGTGCTGTGTCTGTGCTGGCCCATCCTGGTGCTGGCGCTTGTCATTCAACTGATCAGGGTATTGGGTTATGCGAGCCAAACAACGCGATGCGATTGCGATGCGCGAGTGGCTGACCCCACCTGCAGTTGTTGCAAAGAGAATTCCACCACGTCGCGTTAAGCGCAGCTGGTGGCAGCGACTCATCGGTCGATGAGCCAAGAACTGAGTTCTATGCATACTCGCTCGTGGGGTGTTGCTTCACCCTGCGTTCTAACAACTTGGTTGGGTTTACGACGCACGATCACCCGCGTTTTCACGTATGCAAACTCGTCAATCAAACTGGAGAACAACATGTCTGACAAAACCACACTGACACTCGACAACGCACCCAAAGCCACTGCCAAACTCGTGGATACCGTCGACGTCACACCGATCGATAAACTGGCCGAGCTCGTCGAGGCTGAGACCTCGGCCGAAACGGCTACCACCAAGCTGTCTGATTTTCGATTGACGCACGTAGCCAAGGCGCTGCTGGATCGCGCCGTGGTCAACGTGTCGGAGAACACGGGCAAAGGGCTGGAGGACCCGCTGGCTCGTGACAGCGCCGAGACGCTGGCTGGCATCTTCGAAGCGTCGGGTCACGACCTCTCCAAGGTCATCGACTTCACGCTGGAGGCCATGGGTGATGACCCCAAGGCTGCGCTCAATATGATCTATAAGGAGTGCTACGCGGTTCAGAAGGCTCTGAACTTCATCGGCAACATGACGTATCGGCGTGCACTGGACCTGAAAGGTGATTTCGATCTCGAAGCATTTGTGGATTATCGCGAAGAGAATCGTAGTGCACCCTACGGTCTGGAGCCGCTGGGTGACTACGACGTCAACGATCAGGCTTACAGCGGTCAGGAAGACCACGAGATCGTGCTGGCAGCGCTGGAGGAAGTGCACATCTTCCTCCAGCTCATCACTGAAGCTTACGGCTGGGAACCGGAGCAGATGATGCCGTACGCCGTAGTGCAGGAGAAGGACGAATCGTTCAGCCAGATTCACGATCTGGTGGAATGTCTCGATTTGATGGAACTGCGCTTCAAGGAAAGTCGCCGCAAGCGTCAGGAGAAACAGCTGATGGGTCTGCGTGCGATTCAGGAAATGGCACGCGCCAAGTTGAAGAAAGCTGTCTCAAAGTAACGTGAGATGTAAGACGACGCAGCGGCGAAAGCCGCTGCGTATTTTTATGCAGCTCGAACTTAGAGCGAAGTGCAAAGTGCGAGGTACTAAATATGACGCGCCCAGCAGGATCGAAGAATAAAGAACTGACACTGACTCAATTGCGTATACAGAACCAAGAACTTCGTACTGAGAACGAACTGCTAAAGCTAAAAGTCGACAGCGTGGAGCGCGCAAACGTCGTTTTAGCCGCTCAAAACGAGAAACTTTGGCAAGATAAACAGGAGCTGAATAGACTGTTTTCCTTAACAAAAGTTTAATCCTTACATTTTCACTTACATTTCACATTTCAAGTGTCTGATTTGCATCAGATTACAGTTTACATGTTTTTACAATTAGCTCCAAACTTGCCTATATCGAGTATTGTTGTACAACAATACTCCGAAATCAAAAAAGTTTGGAAAAGATATTTTTGTAACTGAACAGCTTTTTTTTATAACTATATGATTCCTTAGAAAATAGTATACACATTCTGAACAGAGTTGACACGTCTCCGACATCCTGATAAGCACAACCAAAACACCTACAAACCGCATCAGATAGCCATTACATTTTTCCAGATCGACGATCCAGCCAAAGAATTAACAAAATCTTAACTGTGTATCTCTCTGGCGTAAACGTTTACATGCATTTCCCCAAGTGAATTAACACAAGTCTCAAAACTTTTTTCGAGGTTTTTATGCCACAAACCATCAAAGACCTTCGTTCCTAGTACGACGCACTTCAAGACTTGTCACAAGGAAACACAAACCGTGATCAAACCCAAAGATGTCCTAGCTCTTAGCTCTTCGCAGCGTCGCCACCTGTGCCTGGCGCTTAGCATCGACTACCAGAAGCTGACCCGCGAAGAAGCTGATCGAGCCATCGTCACTAAGGCCAACGACTGGAACTGGGATCTGAAGACACTCGAAGAACGCATGGAACTAAGCAAACGCATCCACCAAAATAACGCCGACAAATTCGACGTCAGTCATATGGTAGACAAATCCCCCGATAGCGTAACGACCGTCAATATCCTGAAGCGTTACACCAGCGCACAACTGACGCGTATCGCCATGAAGCTCAAGTTCCCACGCACCTATGCGTCGCGCTTGTACATAGCACAGCGCATCGAGGACTTAGCTGCGAGCTACAGCGCACCCATGACCTTCGCGCAGCTCGACGCCATCCTGAACCGTAAACGCGCCGTACCTAAACCCCAAAACGATCAAACCATGCTGGAGGGCTAACGTGAACTGTTTTATGATCTGGCACCCAGCATTGATGGGTAACGTCTACGACGACCGCGCAAAACTCATAAACCTGCACAACAAACGTGATTACTTCGCTCATAGTGCGAAGCACGTCGAACAGTTGTACTCCCCCTCGAAAATCATGCCGCAATCATGGCACGCCTACCGGTGCGAACTGGTGCGGCAGTGGTAGCCTGGATGTGCTGGCACCCATCCCTGATCAACTTTAAACACAGTGAAATACTCGATACATGGATGAATGACAAAGTCATTCGTAGTAGCTTCGCTCGACACGCTGAAGAAGTGTTTAGCACGTACTTCAACATACAATTCAACGCGTGGTGCCCCATACGCGTCCAGTTGACCCGCGTATGATCTACATCGCCTGGCGCCCAGAACTTAGCTCGACGCACGACGTACCTGATCACATCATCGACGCGGAGGGTTACTTACAGTCGCTGCTTCTATCGAAGCGCTACACCTTGTCGCGCAAACGAACGGCGTGCGACCACACCATCACCGTTGGCGCTGTACGTAACGGCTGGCGCCCGCATCGCTTACAGATAAGGAGGGTTACGTGATTATCTGGATAATGAGCATATCCCCCTATAATCTGACAAGTAGCCCCACCATGAGCTATTTCGCCGACCCAAAAACACGCCTTACCATCCAGCGCGACGCGCGGAGCTGTGGGCGCGAAGCGGCACTCCAGCGACCCACGGGGCGCTACACGAACCGCACTTTTGTTCCCTGTCGCTTTGAACTGGTACGCGTGCCATGATCATTTTCGCCGCTATTCATGAGAGCTGCACGCAGGGATGGACTGATCTATACATCGAAAACTGGATCATGCGTCAATGGAACATCGCGACACTGGCACGTAACCCTGTCGATAGCATGGAACTCATGCGGCTATTAGCTGCCTCGGGCGATAAAGTTAATAGACACAACCCAGATACTCGATCATGCAGACAGTTCGTCGGTCGACCTCTTTTGATCGAGCGGGAGACGCCATGATCTATTTCTGCGTACGACATATAAATTACTACGAAAGTAGGCTGTTCGGACTGAACTCCGAAATCAAAGAACTCGAAAACACCATCGGACGAAGTGCGGAAGAGACGATGGAACTTTGTGTCGAATTCTGGTATCGCCGCGAGCAAACAACACGACAAGCGGTTCTCGACGCACGCACTACGATGCAAATAAAACTGGTGCGGCAGTGACTGTGTATGTGATGTGGCACCACGATCTCTTTGGACATGCTGAACAACAAACGCAAGCGCGTATCTATTACATGACCATGAACGCGTTAGTTCAGCGTTCGTTTGCGCGCAGCCCCATAGATTGTCAGCACCTATACAACGTACAGCAAACAACGTGGCGTCCCTATCAATGCATAGTGCGGAGGGTGACATGATATTTAAAGTCTATGCACCTCATCCTGCCGTGAGCGAATGGACAGAAAGAACATTAAACAACTGGCTATTCAGCTGGAATTACCAGTGCATCGCCTGGGACTCGTACACAGCTATTGTGGCCGCCCGCGAATACAACAACACACAAAACTACGGACCACCCCATCAAACCGCGACGGCATTCCTGATCGAGCGTACGCCGTGATCGCCTTCTGCGTACTTGATAGCCAATGGGGAAAAGGGATGACTGGAATAGTCCCTTCCGATCAGGCTTTTCTCTTTGAACACGCGCACAGCATCTGTAGCAACGCTGCATCCACTAACGCGATCGGATTGGAGTTCCTCATCGGATCGAACACCGTGCGAAGCTTTGAGCTGGAGCGCATAGCATGAAAATCTATATGTGCCGCACCGGATCATATCGGTATTACATCGAGGATACGATCGCGCACCGCCTACGTATTCTTATGCCCGATACCATATACACGTATCTCGATTTTCATCGTACGAAGATCGGCGCTCAACATTCAGCGAAAGAGCGCGGCACATGCACGGGAGGATTCAGGCGCTGTACCTTCGGCGCCGAACTGGAGCGTGCGCCATGATCTACATGAAATGGCACATGGCTTTCCTGACTGGCTATAAACACGAACACACACAGATATGGCTCAACCACGCATGGGTAAGGAACTCATTCTCTCACTATGAAGAACTGACCGCAGAAACGATCAGTCACATGGAACGTAATAATCGATGGCATCCGTATCGCGTCGAACTGAGTCGTGTGTCATGAACCGTTTCATTCCTCGATCGAATCTCGACGCACTATGTGCGCAGCGGCCTGTAAAGAAACAATGTATCGCGCGTATCGTGTATATGCCATGGGATATAAATGTAAGCACGATGTACAACGATAGTGATCTACAGTACCTGTACCTCTACGACGAGATTGTTATGTGCTGCATAGCACGCACCGCCGAATTGTGTCAGTTATCTCAAACTGATGAGATTTATCAGTATGGGAATAGGCGTATCTGGCGACCGACACGGACCGCAGTAAGGAGGGTACCGTGATCATTTACATCGTTTCGAAACAGTACCCCGATTACGCTACTGAGTATCACCTAAGTAAGTACGAATTAACACAGCAGTGGCTCAACCTGTGCCCGCATATTCGCGCCGCGATCAGCACAGATCGAGCCAGCACGCGGGAACTGTACTTGACAGACCCAAGAACACCCAAGGGCAACAACGAGCGCAATCGCATAGTCCAACCCTGCGAATTGAGGCGCGTATGAAGAGCTGGCCGTTCTGCGCCGTATGCCACGACGATAGTTGGGGTGACGGCAGACTATCGTTGATCATAAAAACGTTCTACAGCATAGAACGCGAAGGTAATAAACATCTTATCCGCGACAAATGCCAAACATGGCGCCATGACTGGTATGCGTTGTACACGATCCAAACACTTAGTGCGACGCGCGTCACACGTTTCACCATTCCCGTTCACAACTTTTTTCGATTTACACGAAGGAGACAATTCATGGCCATGTATCTGTATTTCGTTGCCGAGCCGGACCTCAAGGGTAAGGAAGGCGAACCACTCCTGGCGTCGGCGGGTAAAGACCCGGAAGACTGCTGGACGATGCTTGCGAGCAATCGCCAGCGCGCTACGGGCATCACGCAGGATGCGCAGAAGATCAAACGCGATCTGACCGAGCGCGGCTGTGTCGTGCACAAGTACCTCGTCAAGCCGTTGGCCTCGTAATGAGCCGCGTCCGTAACCCCCCACCCTCGATGCTGGTGATCCTGCTCACCAGCGCAGCTGAACGCATTCTTCTGAATAAACCGCTGTCGCGCATCGAGGACAAGCACCTGGTTAATGCCCTCCTCGATCTTTGTGCGAGGTTCGAAGACAACGCTGAACGCACAAAGGGCGCCGTCGTAACGGATACCTCAGCCGATATCCTGCGCGAAGCACTGCTCTCCGGGCTGCGTATCGGCGCGGACTGGATAACCGGGGCAACCGAAGGCGCCTATGACGCGATTCAGGATGAGCGTATGATGCAGGCCCGCGTCGTCGAGGACGAGATGCCCGAGCTGATTACGCGCATGTATATGTGTGAGCACTTTGGGCCAAAGACGACCGGCACGAAGAAACGCATCAAGCTGGGAGTAACGACATGAAACTGGGCTGGCTGCGACCGTTCCTCCCTTCCGCGCTCTTGGTACTATGTGCGTTCCTCTTGGCGACAGTGCTCTTCGCCCTGCTCCTGCCGCTGATCAGCGCCAAGGAGCTCGCCGCGTCCATCATCCTGTTCCTGATAGGCTATGCCCTCTACGCAGGTGTTATGAAGGCGATTGCTGATGCCATTGACCGTACGTTTGAGCGATACCAACTGGCTCCAGACCTATATGACGATGGACTCGAACGAACTGAAAGTGGAGATCGCACGCCTGCGCCGCTCCCTGAAGCTCGACGTGTCCAGGTCACCACCGGTCTACCCAAATTTCCTGTTAGAGGCTATCCGACTGCGCCGCAAATGGTTAGCCAAACGACGCTCTACGAAGTCACGTTCTTCGAAGCGAACGACAAAATGCACTCCATCCTGACATGCACGGCCAATGACATCGGTACAAAAACCGGTGTCGAGATCAAGGCGTGGATCGATCAGGACCTTGGACATCACCGCGTACGTATTTCGCCGACCTTCGATCTTCGTTTGTGGAACCTGGAGCAACGTCGTACGCCATCAACGACTGTGGCAGCGCTGTTTCCTCGTTATCTATTACGACATATCAACGGGATCATTGTTTAGGAGGCGATCCATGCACTTCTGGATGATCTACAACGACGCATACAGCATCAATGACAATAACGACGTCATCGCGCATCTGGGCGATCGAATCTGTCGCGCAACATTCAGTCGCACGGCAGAGCAATGCATCGCCATCGCGCGCATCGAAACCGATCACAGTGTGGCAGACTACACACCACGTTGCTTCAAGTTGGAGCGCGTATCATGAAGACACTGATCTGGGCCTTGCACGTATGTGGCACAACCAACGTCTCAGCGAGCGATGTGCACTTCGTGCGTATTATCGTTGATACCATCGCACGCACGCAGGAAGAGAGCCGTAATCTCTGTCTTCCGCGTAACCCCCATAGCACGTGGCAGGTAGCGCGTAGTTATGGCTGGGATGTCGTGCAGCTCACGGCAGAACGCGTGTCATGAGCTACTACGCACTGGTTTACCGAAGTGCACCGACTACTGGTTTATCTGCACAAATGTTACTGGACACTTTATCACGTGATGTTTCTGAAGTACGCAAGAAAATGGAGACATACCGTTGGTACACAGACCATAACTGGCCCATTGTTGAAATTTCGCTCCTGCGGGCAACGGAGGAGTAACGCGTGAATAAGGCAGCCACTTTTTGCATCGATGTGCGTAGAGTAACTCGGACTATATGTCGATCTCGAAACACATGCAGACAGTCGGTGAGTCGCTCCTCCGGTGAGTGGGAGTTTGCCGAATACATTCCACGGGATGGCCCTCCCGGCGATAGGGCCTCAGTTTTGCGCTCCGAAGGCGCAAGTTCGCAGGTCGGCAGGCGAACGATAGAAACCGATGTGCATGTCGGAGCCGACATTTTTCACTAACACAGTCGATGGTATGGGTGGACACCGACTGTTCTTTCTCCGCACCCAAACCTCAGAGGGAAAACTCATGAAGAACATGTTCATCGCTTTGGTCTTGTGCCTGGCATGTGGTACCGCGTTCGCACACAACAATGGCGCATCGGCTGGTGGTTCAATCGCCGGTGGCATCGCTGTTTCGCAGTCCGGTGCATCGAGCTCGGCCGGTGGCAGTGTCAACGATACCGGTAAGGCCACCGACAGCGACAGCAATACGACCGAAGGTTCGGCAGGTGTCAGCACCAAGACGGGCAAGAGCGGCGTCACCGTGACCACCGGTTCGGCCACGAGCTCCAGCAACACGGTCAACGGCAAGTCCAGCGGTAAGGCCAAGGGCAATGCCAGTGGTTCGGCTGCGAGTAATGCCGCAGCCGGTGCGGCAGGGGCAACGTTTGGCGGTTTCGCCGGCTTCAATTTCTAAGTTCTGGTTCATGCGTGACAACGAACCCTCTGGCGAAAGCCAGGGGGTTTTTTGGTGAACCATCAACCAATTCACGGGGAACACATCATGAAAAAGCTACTCGTACTTATCGCGTTGTTCGTCGTCGCTCCCTGCTTCGCGCAGAGCACCAGCCAATCAGGTGCATCATCGGGTTCATCCAGCGACGTGAAGGCCAATCAAGGCAACGCGCAGAACACCAACCTCAATATCATCTCGAACCAGGCACCGATTCCTACGTCCCAGAGCGTGCACTATTCCGGTCTGGACCGCGAAGCGCCCGCCGTTATCAGCGGCGGTTACGCCGCAGGTTTCAGTTCGGACAACTGCATGAACACTGCGCAGGTGGGTGTCTCTGGCCCGGGCTTTGGCGTTAGCGCCGGTAAGGGTGTCGCCGACACCAACTGTCAGCTGCTACGCCGCGTCGATGCCCATGGCCGGCTGGCGCAAGCATACGGCATCACGACAGCGCAAGGGCGCTACCAGCTGCAACAGGCGGCGATCGACGCATGCGTTGCTGATGGCTACGAGCACGACTCCTGCGTCAAAGCCAACACGCCGTACTAACCTCACTGCCGAATCCATGGAGAACACCTGATGCATTGGCCACAGATTACCTATATCACACTTGATAACCATCTTGTCAGGACTCACCAAAGCGCCGCGACTGGAAAAAACATCATGAAACCCTTTCTCATGATCCTGTTCCTGCTGCAGGGCTGCGCGATGGATCATCCGCCACTAACCAATGCGCAGATCACCGAAGCGACGAAACAGTGCAACGATATGCATCTGAAAGCGGTGGCTTGGTACGACAGGCCGTTTAGCATTAACGACCCACCGCAGATAGTTTCCATCCAGTGCGCCCCACCTGAATGAGCATCACCCATGACCTTACCCACCGACTTGCCCGAGTTACACAAGCTCTATGCCAAAGGAAAAGCCATCAGCGGTCAGATGGCGAAGGAAATCCACGTGCTGGTGCAGCTCCGCGTGCAGTTACTGGAGCGCCTCGACGCGATCCGATCAGCGATCGATGAACATGCGCGTAGTGAACGAAGCTCTTCGTAGACACAACCTGTGGGGCTGGCGCGCATTGCGGCGTTGAGCGTAGACTGATCACCCGCTCTTCACCCCTCAGTGGACACTTCCTTCATGGATTTGACGTTCCTTTCCGGTCCTGTCCCTCTGACGAAGACCATCACGTACAACAACCGCGAACAGTCCTACCACACCACGTCCTATCCGCTGGTACAGAAGGTAACCTCCCATGTCGAGTCCGTTGATAACATCACTGACTTTTTCTTCGCCCTGGGCGATCATGGAGCGCAAGGCCGCGCCCTCCTTAAAGGGAATCTCAGCCGACCACTGGCCAACGAATCTCGTGCTGGTGCGTGGCTCGACGCTCCCAGTTCCTGGGTCGTCTTCGATTTCGATAAAGTGGACTGCGCTCCCACTGTCGAAGGCGCATTGGTCGCCATTGCCCGCTACCTTCCTCCCGAATGCCAGGATGTGGACGCCATTATTCAGCTATCAGGCTCGTGCTTTCGCCCCGACGCCACCCAGCTCAGCTGCCATATTTTCATGCTTCTGGACAAACCCGCCACTACGGCAGAACTCACGGACTGGATTACCCATCTTAATTTCACCAACGAACACCTCAAAAAGCAGATCAAACTTTCTGATTCGTGCATTGCACTGCATTTCCCGCTGGATCGATCCGTCTGTGTCCCCTCGCGCCTCATCTATATCGCCCCACCGCGCTGCTTCGGTTTCGTCCCGCCGGTCTCAGGAGCTCTTGCTCTCAACGACGGCGCACGACGCGCCATAACGATCACGCCTTTCAAGCGTGTACCGGCCGCCGATCTGCATGCACAGATCACCGAACTGCGCGAAGCGGTAGGCATGCCGGCGCGCCCGTACACGACACGCACCCATAAGGGCATCGAGATGCTTATCGATGCTGAACCGGCCGTCGTGCACGACATCAAGCCATCGGGCGAAGGATACATTCGGTTCAACCTCAACGGTGGTAATTCGCTGGCATATTACATCAACCTGAAAGACCCCAACCTGATTGGGAACCATAAAGGCGAGCCGTTCCTGGTCACCGAATCCGTCGCACCGGACCTGTATAAGGCGCTGATCAAGACGTCGAAAAACGTACCGCTAAAAGCGATGCAGTCCTGTGCAATCGAACCACTGGCGTTTTACGCGACCAACCGCGGATCACAGCTGTATGTGGGGTCCTACGACCGTGCCAACGATCAGCTGCGTATTGACATGACGAGTAAGGATGCGGCTAACTCGTGGCTGGCCAGCTACGGCGTGCCACGCGCTCCTAATTTCCCGCATTACGATCTGGTGTTCAATATGACTTCTGCACTTCGTTTCGAAGACGGCTACCCCATGATCAACCTGTATCGCCAGACCGATCTGGTGAAACAGTTCGCCGATATCCCGCGTACACGTCAGGTCAATGGTCAGCTGGAAGAGCATCTCAAAGGCATCGCACCGGTCACCTACCGTGTGTTGGACAGCGTACTGGGGAACGACTCGACCGCAATGACCTATTTCCTCAACTGGATTGCCGCGGTATTTCAGCGTCGGGAGAAATCAAACACCGCCTGGGTCGTGTCTGGCATCGAAGGTACTGGTAAAGGGTTCTTGACCAACTACATTTGCCGGCACCTGTTTGGTAACGACGCCGTGACGCAGCAACTGTACGAACACGTGAACGACAAGTTCAACGAGTTCCTGGAAGGTAAGCTGATTGTCAGCTTGAACGAAGCGGCGATGAGCAAATCGATCGACGCCTCCAACGTGATGAGCAAACTGCGCGACTGGATCACCGAGCCCCAGATCGTGATCCGCGGTATGCATAAAGCCGGACGCGAAGCGACCAACAGTGCGAACTTCATCGTGTGCTCGAACAGCAAATCGCGCCCGGTCGTCATCGAGGCGCACGATCGCCGGTTCAACTTCGGCGAGTTCCAGGAGAAACGACTGCTGGTCTCGCCCAACGAACTGGCGACAGTGACGGAGGGTCTGGAAATGGCAGCCTTCGCTCAGTTCCTGGGCGAAATTCAGGTCGATAACAACCGACTAAACACACCATACGTCGGCGAGACCAAGACACGTGTGTATGAGGCGACGCATAATCTGCTGGATCGCGCCGCACGCGCTATCGACGAAGGCGATGTGGAGTATTTCCTGGAGGTACGCCCGTCGACCATCCAGCTGCAGACCGATTTCGCCGGCAAGATGCTGCCATCGCGCGAATACGACGATCTGATTCGCGGGATGATGAACGGCTCGCTGACCGCATTGCGCCATGAAGACCTGTACGTCCTGTTCCGCATGATCGCGATCAGCGATAAGATTTTCCCGGAGACCAAAGCGTCGCAACGTCAAATCTTCCAGCGATATAACCTGCTCAGTAATCAACCCGTGTTCGACAAACGCCACGATAAAACGGTACGTGGTACGAAGGCACCGGCGTGGAAAGTGTCCGAAGCCGCGCAGACGATGTACGCCGATCTGCTCGGCGTCAAGATGCCAGCCGATAACGTGAGGGCGATCAAGTGACCAACTACACAAACGAGAAGCCGGTCGGGTATGTGCACCCGATCTACTTGGAAGATAAGCGCGCACTTGCTATGGAAGTATCTTACGTCCAGCTCAATCCAGTAATGGTTCCACTCTACACATCCCCACCCTCCCAGCCATCGACTGGCGTGCCGGATGGGTTGATCCTGGCTGCATCACTGTATCTCGGTGCCGTCAATGACATATTTGCCCTCCGTGGAGAGTCGAAGCCTTACAACGAGAGAAACGCGATTGTCGATCCTGATGCGAACCGTGCCTTTCGTCATCTCGATGCGACAGGTAAGGCGCTCAAGCAAGCTATTAAATCCGCCGCCCCGAGGTCGCTATGAACTACACGTCGAGTGAATTATTTAATAGGGCCATGCGTAAGCAAGCCGAGGATGCGTATCAATTTGCAAAGATCATGGCGAGGTATTGGTATGAAAAGGGTTGATGTAGAACGTCATGCAGACTTTCTAGAGTCATGTGGCGATCAAATAACACCCGTTTTCCTGCGTGAATACGCCGCTCTCCTGAAATCCCGCGAGGATGCGAAGGCGGTGGCGATAGCGGACTGTGGAATCGAGTACATCGGGATAGTGCCAACACCACATGGTTACGAAACTATGTGCTGTGCCACAAACATGCAAGTCCCACTATTCACCCACCCTCCAGCCGAGTCCGGTGAAGTCATTAATGATGTCGATCAGGAGCAAGTCGCATGACCATGACCCCGAGTAATCCCGTGTCGCTGGAACAGGTGTGCGACGTTTTGCGCGAGGTATACATTTCGGTAATGCGTGAAGGATGGAAAGCAAATCCATATCCGATTTTGACATGCGTATGCGCCATCGATCTTGAGCTAAAGCGCCGGGAGAGTGAGGCTGTGCCTAAGGAATGTCCCGCTTGCCATAAGAACTGGGGCGAGCATCGCTCTGGATATTCGGCATCGAAGTGCTCTATGAAGCCACCCTCCCAGCCATCGACTGGCGTGCCGGATGGGTGGGAGATTGACGTAGGCCATAAATGCATAGCTATTCGTTGCAGAGATGGAAGGAAGGCGGTCCTTCGCAGCGGCATTGGCATGACATACAACGACAAAGTTGTGTTTGATTACTTCACAGCCGCCGCCCCGAGGTCGCCATGAAAACTAATCCTTCCGGATTCATCATGTTTTTTGGATGTGCAGTTTTGATCTTAATCTTCGCGTGGGGCATGCGTTAAATGAAAACGTACACGTCGAAGGAAGCGGAAGAACTAGCCGATGCGGTTGACGGCGAAGGCGGCGAAGTATCTTTGCGCGCATTACAAGCCACCGCATATCAACTCGCCGCCCTCCTGAAATCCCGCGAGGATGCGAAGGCGGTTCGCTTCATTGTTGATTGGCGTAAAGGAAACGACCCGCGATTCGTTGAAGTTGAAACGCTGGATGGAAAGTCTTGTTCGATTCCTTGGGATGAAACTTACCCCGGCAACGGTCTGTACTCGATGACACTATTCACCCACCCTCCAGCCGATTCCGGTGGGGCGAAGGATGCGGCTAGGTATCGGTGGCTTCGTAAAAAGCGGGTAAACCCTTACGCCGTTCTGCCTATTGGCGAAGCTCTTGAGACATACATAGACGACGCCATGTCCGCCGATTCACGGGAGAGTAAGTGAGCGACCACATCGAAAAATGGTCACACTCGCTACTGACTGTTTATCGGTCCTGTCACTATTGGGCGAAGCTCAAGTACATCGACCACAGTCCTGAACCACCTCGTGACGAGAAAGCGGCCAATACGCGCGGCACACAGCGCCATAAACTGGCTGAGGATTTCATCCTCGCTGATGATGCGCCATTCCCAAATGATCTGGTCAAGTTCGACGGTCCATTGATCGACGTGCGTAACATCCGCCGCGACGGTCTGGGTACAGTGGAAGTGGAACGCAAATTCTATCTGGACCACAACTGGAAACCGTGCGAAGAGAAAGATCGCTGGCTCGTGGTGATTCCGGATATCAAGGTCGTGGTTCCTGGTGAAATCAACCTCACCATCGACAACAAGACCGGCAAAAAATACGGCAACGAACTCAAGCACTATGGTCAGTGTGAGCTCTATTCGATCACAGCGATGCTCCACGATCCTGGCTATGAGAGCTACGAGGCTGAGCTCTGGTACCTCGATCTCCCGGACACGTGGCAGATCACTTTTCTGCCCGAGAAGTTAGAGAAGGCACAGGTCAAGCTCGACAACGAAGTTCAGAAGATGATGGAAGACAGGTACTTCCGCCCTTCGCCATCGAAACTCACGTGTCGATGGTGTCCCTATTCACCCCAGGGGACTGGGGTTTGCCCTGTAGGAGTAACAAAATGAATCGGCGCCCACCTCCTGGCAGCATGGTCCACTGGCGCGTTTACGGAGAAGTTTCGTGGCATTTCGGTTATTGCACGTACCTTGATAGCGATTTGGTGCGTATGGGTAGCTGGAACGGCGATAACACAGGCGGCCACGTAGTAAGTATCCGTGATATTGAATGGAGACCGTATACATGAGAACGACACTCGACTTCGGCCGCAAGAAACAGTGCGCTGTTTTCGTCGACGACACCATGCACGGCGTCATGGTGGAGTGCCCGCACTGCAGCGAACATCAAGATATCATCGAGGTCGCTGGTCCCAAGAACAAACCATACGTGTGCGCAAACGTTTCCTGCGGGAAGGAAATCTTTTATCCCGGTTGGGCGGAGTGGTAATGGCAAACGTAAAGCCTCGCATCAATTACGACAGTCCTTGGCCCACGAAGCTCAAGGCACTGAAACAGAACGACGTCCTGCTGATTGAGAAGAACGAGCTCAGTTATAAGCAGGTACAGTCGCTCGTTTCGAACATGAACTATCGCTGGAAAGGCAAACTGCTTTTCCGCGTCGATGGCAACGCCGACACGGACAGCCTGGTAACGTGCATGCACCGCGGACATCACATCGTGAAAGACCGGCGCATCTACGGCAATAAAAAGTATCCGGCGAAGATCGCCAAGATCAAGAGCCACAAAGTCTCGGCGACGACGTCGACAGTGATTGCGGCGCAGCGTGAAGCCGTTCGCCAAGGTACGCATACACCAGCGATGGCGATCATCGAAGCACTGCATGGTGATGGCAGCGTTACCGTCCTGCGTGCCGCCGATCGCGCCGAGTACGACAAGCACATGGAGGAGACCGCACATAACATGATGATTGTCGAAGTGAAGACTTACATCCTGACCCATACCAAGAAACGCGACTTCTCGTGGAAGGACGAGACCGCCGCGACGAAGGGCTAGCATCGCCAAAAAGCTGGAACCATGGCTGCATCAGTCGTTCACTCGCCAGTTCGGGAGTGAGTCAGACATCGTATATGACATGTCCGCTCCTGGGACGGGGAAGACGCTGGCGCATCTTCTGATCATCAACGATGACTACAACCTGGGCAGCGATGGCCGTACGCTCGTGGTATGTCCCAAGACCCTCATGCGTAGTGCGTGGGGCCACGAGGTCGATGACTATTTTCCGTGGTTAAGCTATTCCATCGCCGATGCAAAGAACCGGGAAGCGGCGTTTGCGATCGATACACAGATCGTCATCACCAATACAGACGCAGTCACGGCGCTGGTTAAGAACCCCAAGCTCATGCGCGGGTTCGACAAACTGATCGTCGACGAATCGACCACATTCAAACATGCCACATCGCAACGGTCCAAGGCGATGCGGCAATTGAGCAAACAGTTCCGCCGCCGATTGCTCCTGACGGGCACGCCCAACCCTAATTCAGTCACGGAGCTGTGGCATCAGATGCTGATCCTGGACGGCGGCAAACGTCTGGGACCGTCCTACTACCATTTCCGTGGGTCCGT